GCAGTGAACGTATTTTATTCTTATATTTAGTCACACCTTTAACCATAATATAAATATAAGTATATTATATATGTGGTGGCTAATTCTTTTATTAATATTACTTCTTTTAAACAATAGACGAATAGATTCTTATCAAAATTATTTAGAAATACCTATTTATGATTGCGACAGAGATTACAATAAAGAACTAAAAAATTTAAATAATTTTAAAAAAACTCTCCAACCATTCGGTTATACTCCAAGAGAATACTTAGATCAAATAAGATTCACATTTACGAAAGAACCTTTACCCACCAATCCAGATTTTTTTATGTATAAATATTAAGATGAACTTAAAAGATTATATTAATTATGATTATTTATTTATTACAATGTGTGCGACAATTGCTTTAAAATATTTTAATTCCAAGAAACCCAAATTCGTTATTCAGTATTAGTTAAAGTTATTAAAATATCGATTAATAATATAATGAACAAAATTATTACAAAAATCTTGTCTATAATTTTAGGATATATTTTCATAAGGGTCATTTTAAAATCTTGCAATGATTTTCATGTAGTAAAAATATAATTTACGTTTAATACACCGAATAATATTATTAGAATTTAATAAATGTCACAGGAAACTCAGATTGGAAACCTCGGTGGTGGAATTAGCAATGAAGATTCCGAACTCGTTGATAGTATTTTAAATGATTTAAATAGTCATTCAGAAGAACCACGCGCCGCACAGGGTCAACGCCCCCCTCAAGGTGGACAACCTACACAGCAGAGACAGGAGTTAACACCGGAACAGATAAAACAGATTCAGATGCAGAGACAGATGGCGATGCAGCAACAGCAATTAATGCAGCAACAGCAGATGGCGCAACAGCAGATGGCGCAACAGCAGATGGCGCAACAGGCGCCTCAACAGCAGATGGCGCAACCTAATGGTAAGGAAATGAAGGTAGATGGTGATAGTATTGTAGATCAGATAAAAAATGAATCTAAAAGTATTATACTTATTATTTTCTTATCTATTATTTTAAATTTAGAACAAGTTGATAATTTATTTAAGAGTCAGGCATCATTTTTCACAACTGATTCGGGTTCATTGAATATGCAGGCAATATTCATTAAAGCTTTAATCATTGGTTTTATATTCTATACTGTAAAGACATATTTACTATGAATAATAGACATTAATTTCTCATTATCTAATAATTTTTTATAACATTTGTTAACCGTAACCTCTGAAATATTGCAATTTTCGGATATTATTTTTTTACTTATATCTACCTTTTTTAATTGTAAAACAAGGTAAATACAACCTGAAGCCATCGCTGGAGGGGTATTATCATAGATAAGATTTAATGATTTACAGATATTAGATATATCTTTAATTATTTCCATATCTTTTTCTGATATAGAAAGATTATAACAAAATCTTTCTACGAAATCAATTAAATTTATTGTATCCGAACCCTGTTCTCTTTTAACATTTATTTTATTTAGTCTACTTATTTCTGTATAATTTTTACATCCCTTAGTTAAAACCTTGGGATCCATATCAAACATTTTAGCTATTTCTTTTACACTCCGTGGAACTTTACATTCTTTACAAGAATTAAAAACACAAGCTGCAATTATACCTTTTCTATTTTTACCCCTTGATATCTTAGTATCCGAAATAACAGAATAAAGTGATTTCGCTGTTTCACCGATAATATTAGGTAAATTATTCGAACCACATTTAGAACTTATCTCCATAAATACCTTATATTTACTTCTTTCCTTATATGGCATGCTATTCCAATTCTGTCGTGTAGATATTCTGTCGTAAATATTACCCTTATTATTTATAGTTGTACCCAACGATGATCCGGGTAATAGTAAATTTACAGGCATACCACATCTAGTAGGATCGCTTCTTTTACTATCCTGTGATCCATAATACCTCCATTCTGGAACATTTAAAATATCGTCTATAAGAGAATCACAGCATTTACACTTTATTTCTGATTCTGTATACATATAATTTTCAATATTATCACAGCAATTATTCTCCTTTATTTTATCCACAGGTTCATTAACCTCATCAAGAGTTTTATATAGTTCATCAAAACTCATAAACGATTAAAATATATAATATATTTTTAAGTAAATTAAATCAAATTTATTTATTAATTAAAATAACTAATGTTATATTCTGAATTAATATCGGGTCTATGGATTTCTGATATAGAAATGTTGAATAAAGATAAATTTTTAGAAGATAATAATATAACTATTATACTTAATTGTACGCAGACATTTGATTTTCCCAAGAAAGAATCAATAAAAAAAATTAGATTGCCTTTCTCCCCTATAAGAGAATCGGATACAGATATAACATTATTACGTAATAATTACAAGAAAATAGTAGATTATATTTCAGATAATATAGATGAAAATAATATTTTAATTTCTTGTTATGATGGTAAGAGTATATCCCCATTTATTGTTGCTCTGTATGTGGCAACGAAAAGTAAAATAAGTAAAGAATCAATTTATGAAATTTTACTTACAAAAAATAAAGATTTAGATTTATGGTGTGATTTATCTTTATTCATCAACTAATTGAATTAATTTTTCATCTTGCTCCTGAACTAAATCGTCGAGCATCTCTATATTAGATTTAGTAAACCATGGTATCCTATTACCTTTTTCATTAATTATAGGTTTATCTTCATCATAACGATTAAATAATAATTTACCAGATCTTTCTATCATACTATTATGATGATTACAATATTCTGTTTCTTTTATACGTTTATATCTGCATCTTGTCCCATAATGATTATCCCATATTCTGGCACAACATCTATTTTCGGAAGAATATTTACATTTTTTTTCTTTATCTAAAAACTTTAAATCTTTAATTTCATTTTTAATTTTAGATTGACATAACTCTTTATATTCTTCAAGGGAAATATCTAAACTATTATCATATAATTCATATAAATCATTGAGGATATCTATTTCAATTTGTATTTTTAGAAGATCTTCTAATTTCATTTTATAAAAAAAACTCGGAAACATAAAATCAAATTTATTTACATATTATCAATATTATCAATAATAACACTATCGACGATAAACTTCAATGTCATCTCTACTTGATATTCCTCCATAGATTTTTCTATTTTCTTAATAATTTCATAAAATAATTTAGGATTAATATAAATATCTTTATATTTTAACTCCAAGTATCGGTATAATAAATCATTATTTTCTATTAATTTTACATCCTTCCCCCTATGTTTTTCTTTATTCTTTCTTATGAGATAAGGATTGGCTATCATTCTTAAATGTTGTGTATCCATTACAATATACTTATTTTCGGTATATTTAAAAAACCTGTCTTTTTAACATAATGAATATTTAAATATAGCTCTTTTTCATCATCTATAAATCTTTTAGTATTTCTATCCGATAGTATAATTTCATTATTTTTCATTATCTTCTTATAATTTTTAATATTTTCTGATAAAAAATCTTCATATTTATTTAAATCGTCATTTTCAGTAATAATTTTATAATTACTATATTCTTTTATTATCTTGAATTTATCCAACTTAATTATGATTCCATATAAATTTACTAAAGAATTATTCCTAATAATATATTTATCTTTTAATTCTATCACAATTAAATCTTGAATATTTATTTTCTTTGGATATACGTATCTCATATAATTACTTTAAAAGAAGATATAAATTATAATTAATGAAATGAACATTAATAACAAAATTTTGAAAAATGCACTAAATTCTAAGGACTTACCTAATTTATTAATATACCCAGGATGCGGTGAAAAGATATTTTACGAATATTTAAATGAAATTTATAAGATAGTCAATATTCAGAGAATAGAAATGGGAGAAATATCTTATATAAAAACAAGTAATTATTATGAATTTAACCTTAAATATATCATTAGTAAAAATATTAATAATCTCATTGAGATAATTAAAAGTATTATAATATCGAAAAACTTTTATAGTGATAATAATAAAATTATCATATTTAAAAATTTCAACAAGGTTAGGATATCTTTACAGAATATACTTAGAGTTATTATTGAAAAATACAGAGAAACAAGTGTTTTTATTTTTTTAACAGATAATTATAGTAATATAATCCAACCTTTAAAAAGTCGTTTTTTATGTTTAAGATTCGCCGGAGAAACTAATAAAGATAAAAGGGAAATAATTTATAATAATACCGATAAGAAACTTAAAACTCATAAATATTATGATTTCATGTATTCTCTGGAAACCGAAAATATTAATAAGATAGTTTTAAAAGAAAATGAAATAGAAAAATATATAAACCCATACGATAAAATATCCTTGGAAATACTAAAAATATATGATAAAAAAAATGAATTAACTAAATTAAGAAATATAGCTTACAATATCTTAAAAAATAATATAAACGTCAATAAATTTTATAAAAATTTATTAGAAAATCTTATAATAAATAAAAAAATTAGGGATAATAGTAAATATAAAATTATCAGGATATTAGCCGATTCAAACCACGATTTCGCAATATCATATAGAAATATTATTATTTTAGAATCTTTATTGATTAATATATATTATACAATTAAAGACGACCTTCACGCATATCTTCCTGAACCTCGTGGTGAATTCTGTATGTCATCATAAATATAGTTAAAAGAAGGAATAAATTCATATCTCGCTTAATGCAGCACGAATAAATGAGGCACACGAATAAAAATAGATGAACGAATGGATGTCTAATTAATTTCTTAATTGGGTCCATGAGAGGTTTAAGCATTCTCTTAAAGGGGATACCCAATATATCGTGGGGTAGATATTCCACCACAATAACTGCAACCATAAAAAGTTCTATATTTCTCTTATTGGAACCAATAACATTGCTAACACCGGAAATACCTTTCTTGCCTAAACTTTCAACACTTTTCAAACTCATTTTATAACATAGTAAATATTTTTTTTTTTTTACACGAATCTTAAATTATTTTTATGAAAATAAACAATTGGCCCATCATCTAACTTTACCTTAATAACAGAACGTCCAGAACAGTGATTATCGCCTCTCTTAGAAACAATCTTACCGAACTTCCTTACAAAATCCTTGTGCGTTCCAATATACTTCACTAAACGATCTTCTTCAAACTTATAATTAGGAATTTTCTTAAATCTCTGACCATTCATAGAATAAGGACCTCCCTTCTGATACTTCCCAGTTCCGGTGTGAAGTCCTCCAAAGTTCTTTCCATTCCAGTTTCCAGGTGCCATTATTACTTATACTTATATATCACTCTTTCTTTTTAAATATTATTTCAATTTTCGGATCTAGACAACCTTCAGATTAAATCGCGGCTTCGCCTCATATCCATTAATACCGCTATCACTTTTCTTTTCACCAATAGACAGACCAAACTTAGAATTGGCCTGCCATTTCTTTAATGCTTCCTTAAAGACATTCCTCTTCGGAGCATCGAACTCTTCCTTCTGAGCCCATTCCTTAAAGTCGCAATACAGATTATCAAGTTCTGTAGGAGCAATCTCTTCAACACCACTGGTATCATTCTCAATTTCCTCACAGCAATCAGAGATCCACTGACCAACGATATCATTAGAGTTCCTGTATTGATTAGTCTTGTCAAGGACAGCCTTAGGGATAGTTACACCATTCTTATCATATTCCCTCCAGTTCTCCAGAAGAAGCATCATAAATGGAATTTTCCAGAAAGGTAACTTCTGCTTCAGTTGAGTATCAATTGGATGACGATTTAACTTAATATCAACCTTATCCGGTTTCACGAACTTAGAGACGAATGCGGTTGCCCTTAACCTCCTCCAAGTACCCTCATCATCACTGGGAACATGGGGAAGCTGGTTGCACATGAGGAATAATTTAAACTGAGGAGTAAATTCAAATGGTTCTTTGTATAATCCTCTTGCTTGAATTTTATCATTACCAGTAATTTCTTTCATCTCACCGACATTTAGAGTTTCATTTACATCAGGTTCCTGCATTACACAGAAACGCTTACCCCTCGTTCTGGCCATCTCGGGACTCGCAGAGCCGGAAGCTTTTCTCTTCTGTGTAAGGAGGGCAACAGGTAAATTGCAAGCATACTCTCCGAGGGCGAGAGTAATAAGTTCAACGAGTTTAGATTTACCATTACCACCAGAACCAGTCCAGATATTAAATCCTTCTTCCCTATTCTCACCCGATAAACAAGTTGACATAATCTTTAATGTGTATGCTCTAACTTCATCATCTGGAATAATCTGTTTAAGAAATAAATCCATATCTGCTTTTAATCTATCATAATTAGGAAATCCTCCCGATACCTTAACCATTAAATCATCAAGACCCATTGGAAGATCTTTCTTATCAACTGGTAATGAAAATCCACACGAAATTGTGATATAATCTTCGGGTCTTCCTTCCCTAAATTCATTATTCTTAAGATCATAAACTCCATTATCAAAACCTAAGAGATTATTATTAGTATCGAACTCTTCCATAATATCCTTTTTATAGAAAAGATCTCTTGCGTTTTTCATTAATCCATTAACATAATTACCCTGTAAAAGTTTCATCTGAATAGACATTATATTCTTCAAATGCTTACCAGCCCCACTTTTACCTTCCAAAACCTCAGAAACATCATCCCCCTCTTCCTGCATTCTTTTTATTTGATCTTCCTTCTTTTTACTATATACCGCTTGATATTCGTAATATAAATTATAGATTTCAGTATGTATTTTAGTTTTTAATATAGTCCCTTCAAGAGTTCTTTCCCACATATTCCCATTAAAGTAAAACCATTCATCCTTAACATTTACTGAAATAAATTCATCATCATAATATTTATTAATAAGAGAACCAACGAGATAATCAGCATCTGCACCACTTCTCACAGACTTATCAACATAATTCTCTAAACTATTATTCTTCTGTTTAATAAATTCCCCTTGATTATCATTTTTAGCCCAGAACATAAGGGAGCCTATCCCAAGTCTCTGCCCCGAATGTCCGCCATTTATCGTTTTCCATTTCTGTTCACATACATCTTCTTCATATGATGAATCTTGTTTGCTAAAATTTTTCCAATCTTCTAATAAATCTTTATTAATATTATGAAGACATAATCCAACCTCAAGCCATTTAGAATAATCACTTGCTCTTTCTTTTGATAAACATTTAATAAGACCTTTTACTAAGTTTAATTTTTCTTCTTCTACAATCTTGAAAGGATTAATTATATTATTATTATCAACATAATATAGATTTCCCCCATAAATATCTATATCTTGATTAGCCATTGCATTACCATTACTACCTCCATTATTTTTAAGTCGGTTATCCATAAGAGCCAAGAGATCTTGTGAATAAATTACGTTGTCTTCTTTAATGTGGAGCATTGAAAGTCTTTTCGCAATTGTAAGATCGCATGAATAAGAATCACTCATTTCTTCATCTGTAAGTTTCTGGAGATTAAGTTCATCATCAACTCTAAAGACTTTCGTTA